ATTTTGTTAGATGCAATTATATTGTATCGGATTTAATGCCGATTTCAAGTTTCTAATTTGCGGCATTTTATCGCGATTTCAGTCATATTTGTTTTATCTTATGTATGCACTAACGCCTGTGGAGTAGTATTCAGCATTGATTTTTCGTTGATATATCAGCATTTTAATTTTGAAAGTTAGTTTTATGTTAGTTGATAAACGCAAAAGACCAGGGGCGCTTCTACCCCTGGTCTTTCTCTGTATCCTGTCGATCAGTTTCAGGACAGCTCTCTCTGCACGACAAATCATATCAACATTCATATGTATTGTCAATGTAAATCGTTCGGCATAGTTCGACAACGGGGATATTAGGAACTTATTCACTTACCCCCAATTTTTTCGACCTATCCTTTTCCAACTTAAAATATTGGGCTCTACTAAACCGATCTTTAAAGAGCGATTTTAATTGTATGACCGCGACGAGGTAAAGCAACATCTCCTTCCTTTACACTTTATTTTGCCTTTAACCATAGATTTGTAAGTTGACATTTTCCGAAGTCTTGAGTATTATAATAATTAAGATAATATTAACGCCTCACATTCTCGAAGCCTTGCGTTCCTATGCGGGGTCCTTGTGTAGGAAGTGTCAGGCGTTTTTATTTTGGCTCTATGCGAGAGAGCTGTGCTTGCAAAATATTTTCTGGATGTTAGAGGACTGTAAGTTGTGGCAGAATTTTTAACCTGCAACTAAAATTAACTATTATTGTATAATCCGTTGTTATAAAAATAAATCGAGGGCATGATCTATGACAGATGCTGAATTTGAATGTTTACTACAGATGTCAAAAAATTTTGTCAAATACAAAGTTGATTTACCGCAGAACAACGAGAGTTCAGTATTTGATTTAGTAGGAAATGTACCCACTGAAAAATTTTTTCTTGATATTGATCGACGCGGCAAAATAGAATTATCAAAATTTAAAATCCAAACTAGATATGCTACAACTAAATTTCCTCTAGTTAGAATCGACATTGATTCTCCCCCTCATCTAAATCCGGATGGCACCAAAACTTCTCGCAATCACATTCATATTTATAAAGATATGGGAACTATGGATACCGGCAATCTCCCATGGGCATATAATCTGGATGAATTTTACAAGTTTGATTTTGTTGATAAACGCATCGACTTTATGTATATATTCCATGCGTTTTGCAAATATTGCAATATTAACACTGACAATATACAGGGCGTGGTTTAATGAAAGCAGATGCTAACTTAGATTTTTGCAATCTGTACCTGAGTTGGATAAAACAGAACATTGATCAGTTTAAGGTAAGTGATAATACCTTCAGGTTAACTATGCCATTTTTAGACAGAAACAATGATCAGATAGAAATTTATATCACAAAAAGCAATGGAAGTTATTTAATAACAGATGATGGGGCCACACTAAATGATTTATTTCTAAGCGGATTTGAAATCTCGAAAAATAGTAAACGGGAAAATATCTTAAATTCAATTGTAGCAGCACATGGGGTTAGGCGAACTGCCGATAATGAGCTCGAGGTAGAGTGCACAGTTGATGATTTGCCTATGAAAAAGCATCTGCTTGCTCAGTGCATGCTAAAAGTGAGCGACATGTTCTATTTAACTCGGAATAATGTGCAGTCGCTTTTTTTGGATGATGTTCAAAGATTTCTTGACATGCATGACGTCCGCTATGTGCCCAATATATCTATAACCGGAAAAAGTAAACTTACAACGCATTATGATTTTGTGATAGCACACTCTAAATCATCCCATGAAAGGTTAATTAAAGTTGTCAATAATATGGATAGAAATGCGGCAAAGAGTATTATTTTTTCTTGGAATGATATAAGAGAAACTAGGCCCAATGCACAGGCATTTGCGTTTATTCAGAATGTCGACAAAAAGGTTCCGGAGGATGCAATAGGAGCTCTTACAGAATATGATATTCGACCACTCTTGTGGTCCGAAAAAGAAAGTTATATTGAAGAGCTAACCGCATAAGACTGTAAAAAGACCGGGAGCGTATCAAGAGATATGCTCCCGGTCTTTTTACACCTTTGCCCTGACAACCGCCAGCACATCCCGCTTCCACTCGTACCCGGAGGACACCAGCAGATCGGTATACTGCTTCTTTCCGTTGATGGGCTGCCCTTCCCGGGCGGTCAGGATGGCCGGCGTGCCGCCGATCGGGTCATAGATGCCAATGGAGCTGTCATGGACCAGCACGTCCCCCGGCTTGAGCTTGCCCTTGTAGTCGGCGATCCGTTCATTGGGATAGGTCACGGTGCAGCCAATCAGCTGATCTGCGTTGACGATGGACTTCGCGCCGGTACCGTAGCCCGCCTTGCTGTGGCTCAGCACCTTGCCCGGCTTGAGCAGCCCCACGTCCTGAAGCACCCAGGAGACGAAGTGGGCGCAGCTGCACCCGGGCTTGTCCAGTTTCTTCGTGGCCGCATAGGTGGACTTCGCCACGTAGCCGCCGCCTTTGTAGCGCCACTTGTGCTTGACCATATACTCCGCGATCTCTTTGGCCCGGGCCACAATGGCGTCCTGGAACAGCTTCGCCCAGGTCTTGGGCCCCACGATACCGTCCACGGTCAGGCCCGCCTTGTACTGGTAGCCCTTCACGGCGCTGTCGGTCTTTACGCCCCAGATACCATCCATGGCCAATGTCCACCCGCAGAAGGACAGCAGCGTCTGGAGCTGCTTCACAGCATCGCCCCGGTCACCCTGACGAACCATGGGCCGGGTATAGACCTTGCTGCCGCCGAACGCCCCGGGGGCGAAGTAGGCAACATTGACGTCCACGCTCCCGGAGATGCCGGACACCCTGCCCACGCTGGAATACTGCCAGCCCCAGAGGGTGTGCCTGCTCTTAACGGAGGGCTTGGTCTGCTGCTTCCCGTTGTTGGTGCCGTACCGGGCAATCCAGAAGGGCAGGTCCAGCTTGTCCACGTCCAGGACGTTGCTATACCAGTCCTGGTTGCAGTAGATGCCCACCTGATACCCGGCGGCCTCCAGCACCTTCCGCTCCGCCGCGATGACGGCAGTCAGGGCGGATTTCCCGAGCCTGCGGATGCTTGCATCCTCCATATCCAGCCAAACGCCACAGGGCGCCTTCCGGCCTTTCAGCACGGACACAATCGCCTTCGCCTCAGCGGTGGCCGCAGCTGCCGTTTTGGCGTACACATAGCGGTATACGCCCACCGGGATGCCCTGCTTTGCGCAGCCCGCGTAGTTGCGCTCAAAGGCTTTCTCAACCGTGTTTTCTTTCCGTGTCACTTTCAGGATGGCGAATTTTACGCCGTCCTTTTTTACTTTCTCCCAGTCAATTACGCCCTGCCATTGGGCGCAGTCAATTCCGAAATAAGTAGCTGCCATTTTATACTTCCTCCCATCCGTATACACCGGGTTCCCATACGTTTGAGTCGATGGTGCTCACCCAGCTTTTCCCGTTGTGAGCAACTTTATCGCCCTTAGAATAGGGGTTTGTACTGTCGGGCTGTTCCCACTCTGGAATCGTTTCCGGTTCCGGGATAAGCACCTTTGCCCACAAACTAGGGGCAGCATCCGGCGTCCAGCTGGCCTGTGCCGTGTGCGCTTGCAAGCACTTGTACAAAACGCCGCCATACCGAACACGGTCTGTCACCAGGTACCCAGCGCCATCCTTCCATGCTTGGAACAGCTCCACAGCGGTCAGGGCGGTGTTGTCATCCAGACTTGTGGCTGCCTGCTCAATCGCATTCCTCAGCTCCTGAGCTCTTTTCCCTGTCATGTGCCAGCACCTCCACAAATGATGTTAAGCGCGTCCTCTGCGCTGATTTCGTCAGCGGTGAAAATCTCCGTCCAGACCTCCGGTGTTTCCGTATCTGTGCAGAAAACTTCACGTGTGCCATCTGTCAGCACTTTGCCCTCATCCGCGCACAGTCTGTGCAGGATGGTGTATTCTCCTTCCGGCTGTCTGGGAGACACACTCACACCTCCGTCTGGTCGGGTGTAGCGATATACGATTGTGTCAGTCATAGTGTCACGCCCCCTCTGTATAGTTGTAGTTGATCGTTGCGTTCGTTGCGCCCCACGGAGCATTTGCAACTGCGCCCTCTGCCCAAGGTACATTGATCGTGGTTAGGTTGGTGCAACCTTGAAAGGCGTTCATTCCTATAGTAGTTGGTGTGCCTTTGAATGTGATGGCTGTTAGACCAGTACATCCCTTGAACGCATAGGCACCTATAGATGTAATCT